AATTATAAGCGAACACATCGCTGCTTAATTAATACACCCACGTATATTTACCGCCCCGCAAGGGGCTTTTTTAATGGAAATACCAGAGATTTATAAAGGGTTAAGTCCTACGGATTTAACTTATAAAGAATTTAAACCAACATATGCTCAAGTAAAAAAAGAAATACTAGAAGAATTTCCTGACGTTAGAATCAATGATCCAAGTATAAATAAGAAAATATATGAGCGAATAGGTTTCCCAGCATGGGAAGGTAAAGCTTGGCTAATGAATGGAGGTGTTAGAAGAAATATTGATACAAGAAGAGCATCAGCATTAGTAAGCGGTAAAACAAGATATCAAACGACAAGAAATAACTTGTCAAAAGTTCAAAAAGAATATTTTGATGAAGCCGGAGCATTGTGGGACGAATTGGTTGGTAATCCAAAAGGTTCATTTACAATGGGCGGTAAAACGTTTAAAAATAGATTGCATTATCAAAATTTTGAAGTTAAACGACAAGTAGACTTAGATAAAAAATATAAAGACCTAAATAAAGCCAGAGGGATGACACATGGTCATGCTGTACCCCTAGCGGACGCTAGAGCCAGAGAAAGTAGAGTACAAAGCTTTTCGGAAAGTGCTAGTGGAAACTTTTCTTCAAAAGATAAACTACCTACTGATTATGATGCCCGTTTAAAAAAAGCAAATATCCCTTTAGGAGACGATGTAGCAAAAGTAGCTGTTGGAACCTCTGAAACCATTACAGATCCTTTACCAAGTGCAAAAATAGAAAAGATACTGAAGACAGATTCAGAAAAAGCACTTGCTCTTACTAAATACAACAATACTAAGGTTATTGCTAAGAATGGGAAAAACGGTGTTAACGGCATTTCTAATGGCTTAACTGTTTTAAAAAATACAAAAGGTATAGCAAAAAATGGGGCTAAACTAGCCGGAAAAGCAATTCCCTACGTTGGTCTTGGTATAGCTGGTGGTATTGTAACTACTGATGTAAAAGCAGCTGTAAATAACCCATCTGCTAAGAATTTTGCAAAGGTAGGTTTAAGTTCTTTTGATGCTGGATTAGAAGTAGTAGACGCATTTACTGGCGGATTATCAACACCGGTTACATTAGCTCTTCAGCTTGGAACCGAAGCAGCTCGTCATTACTTAGATAACGGTGCAGCTAAGATCTCTACAAAGGATAGAAGACGCTACAGGAACGGAAAAGTATAACTTATACACATTCGTATATGAACGAACAATTAACCGCCTTACAGGGCGATTTCAAGCTGTTTCTGCAAGCTTTGTGGAACCAGCTGGATCTCCCTTCTCCAACGAGGGCACAATATGCAATTGCAGATTACTTGCAGAGTGGTCCCAAGCGACTACAAATACAGGCGTTTAGGGGAGTTGGCAAGAGCTGGATTACTGGTGCTTTTGTTTTATGGACTCTATTTAATAACGCGGAAAAGAAAATAATGATAATTTCTGCCTCGAAGGAACGAGCAGACAACATGAGTATCTTTTTACAGAAACTAATTATCGAAACACCATGGCTTTCTCATTTACAACCGAAGTCCGACGATGCAAGATGGTCGAGAATAAGCTTCGATGTGAACTGCTCACCCCACCAAGCACCAAGCGTAAAGTCGGTGGGTATAACTGGTCAGCTCACCGGAAGCCGCGCCGATTTAATGATTCTCGACGACATAGAAGTTCCCGGTAACTCAATGACCGAGCTAATGAGAGAAAAACTCTTACAGCTATGTACTGAAGCCGAATCAATATTAACGCCACATGACACAAGTCGAATTATGTATCTGGGTACACCTCAGACAACCTTTACTGTTTATAGGAAATTATCAGAACGTAATTATCGTCCTTTTGTTTGGCCGGCACGATATCCCAAAGATGTAACCCAATACGAAGGGTTAATAGCACCCCAACTACAGGAAGATATAGACAATGGAGCAGAATCAGGACAACCTACAGATCCAGACAGATTTGCCGACGACGATCTACTACAAAGAGAGTCAGCGATGGGAAGGAGCAACTTTATGCTTCAATTTCAACTCGATACATCCCTTAGTGATGCTGAGAAGTTTCCTCTTAAAATGGCTGATCTTGTCGTTACTAGCGTTAACCCTACTACTGCACCCGAAAACGTTGTTTGGTGCTCAGATCCCAGAAACATCATTAAAGACCTCCCCACCGTGGGACTCCCCGGAGACTATTTCTATTCACCTATGCAACTGCAAGGCGAATGGTCTGAATATAACGAAACCATTGCAAGTGTTGACCCCTCCGGTAGGGGTTCAGACGAAACCGCTGTTGCGTATCTATCCCAAAAAAACGGGTTCATCTATTTGCATGAAATGCGTGCATACCGGGATGGGTACAGCGATAGTACCTTGCTCGACATCCTCGCGGGATGTAAAAAGTACAATGCTACCTCGTTGGTTGTTGAGACAAACTTTGGAGACGGAATTGTAAGTGAATTATTTAAAAAACATATTCAACAGACAAAACAAAGGATCTTTATTGACGAAGTTCGTGCGAATGTCAGAAAAGAAGACAGGATCATTGACTCGCTTGAACCTGTACTTAACCAGCATCGTCTTATTGTTGACCGTGGGGTTATTGACTGGGACTATAAATCGAACCCAGAGAGTCCACCTGAGAGTAGGCTCCTATACATGCTCTTTTATCAGATGAGCAGAATGTGCCGAATGAAGTTCGCTGTAAAACACGACGACAGATTAGACTGTCTAGCCCAAGGGGTTAAATACTTTACAGATGCACTATCTATATCAGCACAGGAACAGATCAACCTACGTAAAGAACAAGAATTTAAAGACATCCTTGAAGGCTTTATCGATGACCCTCAATCCATGACCAACCATCTAGTTATGGGAATGGATGTTAACCAAAGACAACAAGCTAGAGGTAAGGGAGGGAGATCTACTCCAACTTACTTCTAGACTGAACCGTTACCTATACAGGGGAAGGGTGGACCCTTGTAACTGGGAGCTTCGGCTCCCTTTTAATAAATATCCGTGAAAGATATTACTTTAAAACACATACTCCCACCTACCTTTAACTATATATGAACTGTTATTCATGTAATACCCCTTTGATATGGGGAGGTGATGATGATACTGATTATATGGATGATGAGACAGAGCACAAGATAGTAACTAACTTAAGCTGCCCAAATTGTAATTCATTCGTACTCGTATATCACTCATAATGCCTAAACTTAAACTTGAAATATTTAGAAAGTTATACAAGAGTCTAAAGACTCCTTGGAAACCACTCAACTGGCTAATACTTGGTTACCTAATTGGTTGGGAAGAGCAATATATAAACTATAAGTCAAAGAAAGCCGTTGACAATGCAATAGAAGACTACATGGTAAACCATCCGCCTGAAGTCTACGAAGCAGTAATAAAAGAACATGAGGATGGATCAATATCCATAGGTAAAGAATATGAAGATCTTCCTTGATACAGCGGAAGTCGATGAAATAAGTAAGAGAGAACTAGGTCTTATAAGTGGTGTTACCACAAACCCTACTCTTATAGCTAAGTCTGGACGTAAACCACATGATGTTTACTGTGAATTACTAGCTAGAGGCATACCTGATCTAAGTATTGAGGTAGAAGGTGAGTATTTTGATGAGTTGATAGCTAATGGGCTAGATGCTTCTAATAAATACGGAGAAAGAGCAACTATTAAGCTTCCAACTACTGTTGATGGGTTAAAAGCCTGTAAATACCTCACCAACCAGACAATAAGAGTAAATATGACCTTAGTGTTTAGTGTGAGTCAAGCAATACTCTGTTCATTAGCTAATGCAACGTATGTTTCGCCTTTTGTGGGGAGATTAGATGATAATGGTCATGATGGTGTCGGACTTATCCGAGAAATTGCCAAAGTGTTCATGATTCAACGCTCGCAAACGCGGATATTGGCAGCATCTCTTCGCTCTGCTCAGTCTGCTGCCAACTCTTTTGCAGCTGGTGCTCATATATGTACCTTACCTCCTAAAGTCTTTGATGATATGCACAGACATGTGCTCACAGACAAAGGATTGTTCCAATTTAAACAGGATTTTGAGTTACATGGGTAATCTTGGTATAGAGATACTCTTCTGGACAGTACTTACTCTTTATGTACTGATCCGGACAGGGGTCCTTAAAAAATGACATAAATTTCTGAAGCCTATTACGAAGGGGTACGTACGCGCGATTCCCCCCATAGCCCCCCATGAAAACCGCTCGGTAGATTAGTCATCTATCGAAAACCCAGTCATAGCCTGATTTTTGGCGGGATAACACGCGTATATGTGCTTCTAACGCGCGGGAGCGGGAACAATTAACGCAGGCGCGCACGCGAATAACACGCGGGAGCGGGCAGGCGCGCGGTTTACACGTGGCTCTCACTCTCTCGCGATCTGTTGCGCTACTGGTCAACAATCAATTTATCTAGTCACCAACAGGCTTGAACATCGGGTTGTATCATTTGATCTTGCAAGCTAAGAATACACCATGGTATATTAAATACATCGGCGGTGTTCCCCTCAGTTGTCGTACTAGAACCACACCACGATAAAAGATTCAAAGACATAACAATCAAATTCTGGCTTTAAGTAGCTCGTAAATCCCATATGTGACAATGGGTAGAGGTTAAAACATAACAGCACATCCTTTATAAGATGTAGACCCGATAAGACGAGACCAAGAACGTAGTCGGGGACAGAGTGGGAATACAATGTGTTAATCAGTAATTATACACTTTAGTATTTAATACTAAAACTGATTGCCTTTAGTGCGTGATGTGTGGTGACCCTACAACACCTCACGAACGGTGCAAATCCGTTGCAATCACTAGCACTTTGATGTGCTAACTATCCATTTATTCGAGGATTTATTTTATGTTTGGTTACACTATCGTCAAGCCTAGATTCAGCGACTGTCTAGAATTTGTAGCTGTTAATGTATTACAGCGCAAGGTCATAGTAAGATTCAAGAAATCAGGTGACGAATACCAATACAACAATGTCTCAAGGAGACGCTTACTATCATTACTCAATGATGATAATAAAAGCTTAGGTTTCTGGGTTCAGTACCTAAGAAAAAATGCTATTAAACCTAGTAATAGCAAGGCATTACGCGGTAAGATGACCTATGAATTAATAGGCAATTCCTACAACAAAAATGCCCTACCTTCCAAGCTATCACTAGCTTAAGGAGGGTAACTAATGAAATTTACTTACTACTACGAGGAAACCTCTCAAGATACCAGAACATGGTTAATAGAAAGTGAAGTTAAGCTCACTGAAGATAGAATTATGGAACTTTCTACAGAAGTATCATTTAAAGATGGTGATACTTCAAAAGGAGACAACTATAAAGTCACTTTTAATGGTACTGAATATGGTAATGATACCCAGTATGAAATTGATGGTGATGAAATAAAGGAGGAGGAGTAAAAATGTATTTACAAAGTGTTAATACTTTCATTAAGGATGCAGTTATAAACTGTGTTCTTGATGATTTAGGCATAACTTTACAAGACTTAGGAAAGTTAGATAAGCACGCGAGTGATTTATTTGATTATCTATGTGTCTGCAAGGAAGCAGACATTAGAGGGCTGACAGTATGACTAGAGTTCACATTACAAAAGTATCTTCTAATGCAAAGACAGGCAAAATGCCAGTCACCACAACAGAAGAAAGCTCATGTCCTACCACATGCCCATTTGCAGGCGGTTCATGCTATGCAAAATCAGGCTTCCACTTGCGCCAACACTGGCAAAAGGTCTCAGCTGGTGAACGTGGCGGTTCATGGGATGATTTACTAGATTTTATTAGAGGTTTAAAACCTAATACAATTTTTAGACATAATCAAGCTGGGGACTTAGTTTATGATACTGATTCTAATGGTAATGAGTTAATAAGACTTAACTTACTAAAAGGGTTAGTTGAAGCCAACAAAGAATCAGGCGCACGTGGTTATACATACACACACCACAAAAGAAACACACATAATATAGAGGCTATCAAGTACGCCAATAAAAACGGCTTTACTATCAATGCTTCTTGTGAAAGTTTAAGTGATGCGGATGAAGCAATCTCTCAAGGTATGCCCGCTGTATGTGTAGTAGATAACAGTAAAGAAACACCAACCCGAACACCGGACGGCCACAGGGTTCTAGTATGTCCAGCTCAAGTTAAGGATGACGTGACTTGTAAGACTTGTGGTATATGTCAACAGGCAAATCGTAAAGTTGTTGTAGCTTTTCTTACTCATGGTAACCGCGCCAAGGTGGCTAATACTTTAGTGAGTTAATTATACACTTTAGTATATTAATTAGGGATATTTAATTATATCTCTAATTATTTTTTCCACACTCATAGTCGCACACTCATTTACTCCACACTCACGGACGCAGGGACGCGACA